AGTATCAGCAGCCTTTGACTTAGGTTTTACATTTACCTTTTATGGTAATGATTTTACTAAAGCGAGAATGGCTACCAATGGCTGCCTTCACTTTAACCTGACAGGTAGTTATTGTGGAGATTATACTCCTGACCCCCTACCTCAATACACCAACACTTTATTTGTGTTTTGGACTGACTTAATAAAAGATAATGGTTCGGCTATGAAAGCTAAAGCCTTTGATGATTATACTATTTTTGGTTGGTATAAAATGAGGGAATATAACAGAAGTGGTTCAGATAATAGTATAGAAGTTTGGCTATATCCTAATAATACATTTGAATATAGATATGGTGAATTGGACATTAAAACACACGATGTTCTTATTGGAGAACAAGGCCCAACTACTTCAGATATTTATACTTATTTATACCATGATGAATGTAATACAGGTACGACCAACTCTAGTAGTTGTGTAAATACTGATTGGAATAATACCTCTTTTAATACTTTACTAGAAAATGGTGGTTCTTTGTATGGAGTAGGAGTTGGTCAATCGCTTTGTATAACTTCGCCTTTAACTTCAGTGAATTGCGCTGGTTATGCAGAAGCTTATCTAGTTCAACAATGTGCATTAAATTCTTTATATGATGAGGATTGTGATGGTTATGCAGCAGCTTATTTATCTCAACAATGTGGTATTGATCAATTATATTCTGAATCATGCCCTTATTATTGGGACGCTTATGATGACTTTCAATGTGACTTAGATCCTCAATATGGTCCTTTTTGTGCAGGATATAGTCAACAAGAATCAGTAGCTTTCTTTGACGATACTAATGTTGACTATGGGTATGAAGAAAGTATGACACAGTATGACACTTATGAAGATGAGTTTATGTTTGAAGAACATTTCTTTGAACCTGAATATGATTTTTTTGAAGAGCCTGAGTTTGTGTTTGAAGAAGAAGTATTTGTGTTTGTAGAAGAAATAATATTTGAACAGTTACAACCCCTTGATGAGTTTATAGATCCTTTACCATTTATACGGGAAGAAGAAGTTTTTATACCTATTGAAGATTTAATGATTGAAGAGTTTGTGTTTCAAGAAACATTTATTGAAGAAATGGAGGAGTGGTTTGAGGAAGAGACAATTTTGGAAGAAGAACTTGCGTATGCAGAGGAACAGGAGGAAGAACTTATTGAAGAACTTGTCGAAGAAGAAGACGAAGTTATAGAAGAAGAAATAGAAGAGGAGCTTGTAGCTTCTGAAGAAAAAAGTTCTATAAGTAAAGAAATGGCTTTAAGTGTTGTTTCATCTACTTTAGCTACTGCACAAGCTAGCGTTAGTGGTACAACTGCAGGCACATCTGTACATACTACAGGAAACAGCATTGCATCTGGTAATGCAGTTAGTTCTTCTTCAAACGCTGGTATTAGTACTAGTAGTTCTCCAAGTATGTCAGATCAATTTGCGTCTTCTACGGCCCAAACAAACCAAGTTCTTGATATGAGTAGTATGTCTATAGCTGATACTTCTATAAGTACTACAAACACAGTTGAAATAGAAACAGTATCTACGGAAGTTGTAGTTGCAAATGTATCAACTACTTCTAGTCAAGATACTATAACCAGTTCAACTAACTCTGTTAATTCAGATTCTGATACTGATACTACAGTAGAAACTATAATTGCTAAAAACTTACAAACTGCTAAAGAAGAAGTACAGGCTCAACAAGAAGAAACGGGGGAATATGGATCTGAAAATGCAATTCTAGCTGTGATGAGTTTTGTTCCAGGGTTTAATGCTTATAAGACAGCTTACATACCCGAAAAAGAATTTTGGTATGAGTCAAAAAGCATCTATACTAATACTACTATTCAAGATAATACAAATGCATTTTATCAATTAGCGGGTACTAATATTAGAACCTTAAATAGTTTAAAAGAAATGCAACCAATTTTATAGGAGACCATTATGGATTGGATTAAATCGGGCCTTGGACAAATAATAGCTTTAGTTGCGATTGCAAGTACTATTGCTGGTTTTGGTTATACGGGCGCTCAATATATACAACGTATTGAATTATTAGAAAAAAAAGCTACAAAAAATTATACGCCTCAGATCGTTCAGTTAGAAAAAGATATTGTTGAACTTAAATCTAATCTAAAAATATTAGAAAACATACCCACAATTCAAAAAGATGTTTCTTCTAATAAAGCAACAATAGCGGGTGCGAAAGTAGAAGTTACTGGTTTAAGTGCAAGAATTGATGCTTTACAGAAAGAAATAGTAGAAAATAGCAAAAACCCCCTGTCTGGGTAAATTTTAAAGGGTTTTTGAAAAAATGAGGCCCCAGAATACCGCAGGTGCGCATATCACCAGTGGGTTAATGCAATCGGTCTCGTCAGGCCAATAATTAGCTGACGGCCATCTCAGGAGCTTCTACGCAGTTTCCACGTTTTAGCTGCCTAATGGAGTAATTTTCCTCTGCATTTCGTAGATTTATGATTTTTCTCTCCATTTTAGAGAGAAGATTCCAATCTCGAACTTCAGACCAGGTTCTTCCACATCCTCTACAACGATCGTCGTCAGGCATAACGGAAGTAGAACATACTCCTACACATGGGTTATCTGCAATACTTGTGCATTTCCCAAGTGTTCTTGAATGGGCTGTAAAAATTCCAACCTCTTTCACTCACTCCTCCTGTGTAGATACTAATTTATTTAAATACCATTGAGCCTTCTTTAGGTCCTCAATCTTATTCTTATATTCATATCTCCACAAATATTTAATTACGTTGCCTTTACAGTAGCCAGCAAATGCTTCTTCACTCATACTTGCTTCTATTCCGTCAACGCACTCTATGCCACCTTGATTATAATGGGGTGGCTTATTCACCATATCCATAGCTTTATCCCATTTCATGTTTACTTTTTATTATTATCTAAACATATGTTGCTTATTCTATCTATATATTCATCAAAAGTCACGGCACACCTTAAAAAACAATCTAAATAAAAAAACTCAACTTGTGAGTTATCTGTTATGCATACACCATTAGGGGACCCCAGGACGATGTACGTAGGCAATTTATGGTCGTACGCCCGCTGGATCCAGAGGCGTTGTTGTTTTGAAAGATTAACAGGTATTTTTGTTGTACCTTTAACTGGTAGTTTTTGAATGTATTTATATTCTACAAAACAAAAGCCGCCGGGGCCTGAGTAGAATGTATCGGGAACACCCCCATGATAAGGGTCATTGATTTTCCACTTATATACTTCTTTAGGAAGTTTTTTGTGGATTTTGTTTATGAAGTCCTTTTCTTTCACGTTTTAATTCTCGCTCCTGCATAAGAAGCTTTAAGTCGTGCCAACGATACATTTGCTTGTTTACATCATCCCAGAACCAGCCTTTGTAATTTGTATCAGACATTTTATTAGTATACATGGCACGACAATATATGTCGCACCATGTACGTAAGTTAATTACTTAATGCTTTCAAATACTATTTTAGCATTGTTGTAATCATCGTCAGTAGCCCATCCAACTTTTTCAACTTGGATATTATAGAACTTTTGTCCGGTTCTATTTTCAGTTCTAACTGAAGACATTTTCCATAAAGCTGAAAAACGATCTCCACTTAGGCCAGCGATTTGAGTATTCCATTCCCTGGATACTCGCAACTTAGAAGAAGCACAGTCAAACAAGAAAGGTACGTCCAGATTCCCGGATTCTGCATCTTTTCTTATTAACAAATGAGAGTGCGTTTCAGTAATATCATAATCCTCTGGATTAAGATTCTGAGTCTTTAGAGATTCTATAGCATCTTCTTTGCTTGCAAAGCTACCTGCTAATCCTCCTCCTAACTCACGCTTCTTCCATGCTACAAACTCTTCAGTAAATCGTATATTTAATATATAGATTGACTGTCCATAGTTTTCTCGCGTTACAGTGTTAATAAAGTCACCAACTTTGGCTCCTTCAAGATATTCACTGTGTTGCTCATCTAACTCATTACTAAGTTGTTGGAGCTGCTTAACTCTAGGAGTTTGTAAATGAGCTGCAGTAATGTTTTCATTACCCAACCCGCTGCCTTTTTCTACATGCGCTGGCACTTTATCGCTTACTAATGTAATATCATTCATCGTTATTTCTCCGTTTTTCGTTGATATTGTTATTTCGACCTGAAGTTCATTCGGGTCAGTTCAGTTGCCTCTACGCCTGGAACTTCCTGTCCCATTTGTATTAGCTCCCTGTAAGCTGTTGCTGACATGCGTTTTTGCATTAACTCGAACTGACCCGTGTCAAGTACGTGTTCATGCACTGCATCCCAATCGCGAACCGTAGGGACTATTTCCTGTTTAATGGAAACAGTACACGCATCATTACCAACCCGATCAATTCCTTGATCTTTAAGGTTAATAATAATCTGTGTTTCTAGATCAGCCTTTTTTGATTTAAGGGCTTTCTCTTGTTCAGTTAAAGTGACAAGTTCTTGTCGTGTTTCTGCTAATTCATTTAGCATTTTATCCATATTCATTAGTGTATGGTCTCCGAAGATGAGGGTTTTGCAAGAAATACCTCATCGGTTAAAGTTAAAGCTTCCTTGCCAGCTTTTTCAATTAGTTCACTCAAAGTTTCAGGTAGTTCTTCTTCTTTAGTAGCTCGTTCATGTACTAATTCAGTTACTGCAAAAACTAAAGCAATAGCAATTGCTTCTGGTGGGCGTTGTAATATATTTAAAATATATTCTTTCATTTGAGAATGTATTATTTCAAAGTTAATAAAATCTTCTTTAATTTTTGACATTATTTAACTCCGTCAATATATGTAATAGGTTTTCCATTTTTCCTAATTTACTATTTAGTTTTTTATACACTTCTTCTTCCCAAGTTTTATGTGCAGCAATAAGAATAGTTTCTGTTTTTTCTTTTTGACCTGCTCTATGTATACGTTTATTAAATTGTTGAAAATGTTCTGCATTATAAGTAGGAGAACACCAAATAGCTGTAGTAGCTTTTGTAAGAGTAAGACCATGACTAGCTGATTGTGGGTGGCAAAATAATACTTGAACTTGGCCTGCTTGAAAACGTTCTACAATATCTTTACGTTTGTGAGCAGGAACAGAACCATCAATTAGTTCATAGGTTATGTTTTGTTTATTAGCTAAATCAATAAGTGCATCGCGTTCGTGCTTCCAATTAAAAGCAACAATAGAATGTTTACGTGACGCAACTAGTTGCATAACAATGTCGTAACGTTCTTGATGGAAGTATTGGACGTTACCGTCTTCGTCGTACACGCCCCCTGATACCAGTTGTAATAGTTTTTTAACTCGGGCTCCTGCATGTATAGCATTAATAGTGCCAGATTTAGTATATAAAACAGATTCTTTTACAAAGAGATCGTACATAGTTTGTACTCCTGTGGATAACTTTGTACGTACAGTTCGGACTATGTTTTCTGGGAGGTCTATGCAATCTTCTAGTGCATAGCGAATGGTAATGTCACTTAATTTAGCAGCGACTGCTTCTTCGATACCAGGTTTGTCAATCCATTCGTTGGCAAAGCCATTAAAACGGGGTGTACAAACTTGGTTACGAAAGGCCCAGTACCGGTCTCCTAGATGTTCTCCGTCATCTACAAGAAGTACTGGGTGCCACAGGTCTAAAATAGTATTACTATTAGGAGTACCAGACATGGCAATCCTATTAGTAAAATGTGAGATAAGCGATCGAATATTTTTACTGCGCTGTGCTTGTTGGTTCTTGAAAGCAGTAAATTCATCAATAACGATTGTAGAAAATTTTTCAACATA